GTGATTGTAGATTCGATATCTTCTACCATAGACCTTAATTTGACGATGTTCCCATTGATGATGATCTTTATAAATCAATAACCTGAACTCCGGAACGTGCATGTTATAAGTGAGAAAACCTGCTTCAATTATCAACTCTCCATTCCAGCTATCAAAAGAAGAGATTATGTTTCTCCATTCGAATGAAAGGATTTGCAATGCTGTTTTCTGGATATTTAGTGGTGTCCATCCTGATCCCCAGATATGACTCAAAGTGACCCCCAATAAAATCTCTACTCCCTGCATCATATAGCCAAAACAGTATCCTGGATGATAACCTTGAACAAGAGCATAGATCATCTTAATTTCAGAGCATTTAGAGATCAGCTTCAGATAATCGTAGCAGGTAAAATTTACAACTTCAGTTTTAGCATTATAGCTTACAAAAGAAGTATCAATAATGCCATGAAAAACTAATATATCATTCTCGTATAACCTGATGAAGAACTGGGAAACATAGCGATCCAATTCATAATCTCCGGAAAGGATATATTCTTCAATCCATGTATCTTTAAAGCATTCAAACTCAATCCTTCTCGGCTCTTTAGCAAAATAGGATGTACCGGCAATTTTATCAGCATTTATTTTAATCTTATCTAAGCCGTCAGCAAGGGATAAACTGTGCTGAACAGTGAAGTTGGTATTATCAATGAAATCAATTCGATAGATCATAACTCACTCCGAATCAGATTGCCTTCTTCGGATTTCTCATTGAGTAAAACCGAGTCAGCTTTATCGATAATATCATTGGCAGAGATATGGTTATGCACGGTGAGTTTCTTATTCTGCAGAGTCTTATGTAGAAGCTTGTTTTCTGAAATCAGATCTTCGACCTTATTAATAAGTAGATTCAATCCACCACCATTGCCAACACTACCACCAGAAGCATAGCTGAATACCGGAGTTGAAACCATCGGGATGCTTGGTATTAAAGCTCCACCGATTATCTTTCTCACATGATCAAGAGGAGCATAATTGATAAAATCAAAGAACTTAGCTCCCAGCTCTTTTACTCTATTCTTACGAGTAATATACTCATCACCTTCCATATTAATAAGGAAACCACCATCAGAGTGAGAAGGTCCTTTCATGAGACCGCCTTTGGCTGCTTCCTGATATTTCTGTTTTCCTATCATTGCCACGTTTGCCATACCTGCAGCCATAGCTGCCGCTGCTGCTGCGATAGCCAGTCCCGGTCCAATGACCGGAAGACCAACCATCGCTTTGTAAGCTGCTGTTGCCGATGAATAGGTATCCACCAGAGCTTGTGCCATTGACATCGCTTTCCAGATCTGAAAACCTTTCTTGCCGAATGCCTGCGCTGCTTTGGCAATATTGCCGAACATACCGGAGAAGCCTTGAACAGCCTTCTGCTGGTAGGTTTCTCTAATCCTTTCTTTAGCTGCTTCGATCTGCTCGGTTATCTGCTCCTCTGTAAATCCAGCTTCAATCAGTTTTGCTCTTTTGCGATCATAGTAGGATTCAATAGCTGCCATCTCTGAATCATAAGTTTTGAGCGCATATTCTTCAGACCTGGAATGAAACTCATCCCGAATCGCTTCCAATTCCTGTTCATGCTGGCGAGTTCGTGCTTCTTCTTCCTGAGCTTCAGTCTCTTTCTGCTGTTGGTATTCCTGCCTGACCCGTTTCTCTTCATTGGCATAGAATGTTCTGATATTTTGGAGTGTTTCTTCACTGACTTTGAGAGTTTCTGCTCGCTTGAGTTCCGCTTCTTTTTCTGCATCGAGTTGAGCAATTCTGCGTTCCAGAGCATCTTCAATTGCCAACAGGGAATATTGATTTTCTATTGCTATTCGTTTATCGGTTTCTGATTGAATCGCATCGGATAACTGTTTTTCCAGAGACTGCCATTTCTGATATGCTGCCAGTTTATCTTTGATGGTAGCACCGTTAATTTCTTTGATATCCTCATAGGCTTTTTGAGCATTATCAACTCTGAACCGGAGCAGTCTGATTCCCTCGTAAGTATTCTCTTTTTCAATGCGAAGCTTGCCGGAATGGTATTCCTCAATCGCCTTCATATCATCATCAAAAAGTTTCTTTCTTAGAGCAATCTCAAGTACCATCAGATTCCGTTCTTCTTCAAAAGCTGCCCATGAAGCATCGTCATCATGAGCATCCAAAGCTTCATCATACTTCTTTCTGGCTGCAAGGATAGCTTCCCCGATCTCCTCATATTGACGTTTGGCTTCTTCATAGCTGAGAGACTCTACTTCCTTCCTGCTTATCCTGATCAGCTCATTAAAATCGGTCATATTGGCGATCAGATCATCCATCTTGGTTTTAGCATCCTGAGCCTGTCTTTTATAACGAGCCAGAGCATCTTCGGCATTATTGGTTTCCACTGCGGAAGCAGCGAAGGCAAAGCCGGCAGCGGTTAATCCTCCCACTACCAGAGAGATAATGCCCACAACAGGATTTATTGCCGTTTTAAGGGCAATTATTGCTGTAGTGAGAATAGTGATTGCGGTAGTCACAGCTCCGATGATCGGAATAGCAATTGCCAATCCTGTCACAAAACCTTTAACTGTGGGAGTGAGTTTATTATACCATTCGAACAAAGATTTAACACCTTTCAATAATGGTGTGATCAGCACATTCAGCATATCTCCAATCTGCTCTTTAATATCTCCCCATGTGTTTTGGTTCTGCAGTCTCAGATCTGCCAGAGCAGAGGACACTCCACCATAATCTTTGGAAAGCTTCTCAACCAGATAACTCACACCTTCCTGAGCTAATCTGGTTTTATCAAGCTCAATACCATATCTGCCCAGCATAGAAGTATTACCGTTGATAGCCCTGCCCATCAGATCAAAGGCAGAAGATATGGTCATTCCGGTTGATGCATTGGCTTCGGCAAAATCAATTAGAAGCGGAGAAAGCTGTTTTACTTCAGATGTGGTGAGTTTATAGGTCTGAGCCAGTTTTGCCATCAGTGGCAGCAGTTCTTCATCACCATGATTAGTGATAGCTTGAAGACCTGTTGCTAAAGCTCTGATTTCTGATGCCTGATCTTTAAATGCGATATTGACCAGTGTAACTGCTTGTTTTTGTTTTAGTGATGCGTTTAGAAAGTCATTGGCTTTACCGATAACTCCATCGACCACAGTCTTTAATGACTGCAGATTGATCATCACATCACGAATGGTAGCCAGCGCAGTTTGAGCATCCATCCTTATATTGGAAGGAGTCTCTGCTTTTACCTTGAGGTTATCTACCTGACCTTCTACATCAGCTACAGCACCTTTGGCATCTCCATTCTCAATGATGATCCTGAACTTAAGCGAAGCCATTATTGTTACTCATTAACCTTGACAATAATGCGTTAATTGGTTGCTGATACTATTACTAAGGGGGGTACTATAACTATGGGTAAAACTAATATTTTTGATGTTCATGTTTCTCAGAATAACGACACTGATTTTATAAAAGTTATCGTTAGAAGCCTTGATCATTCGGAAAAAACTCTTAGCCTTCACTTTTACAGAAAACTCATTCAGATTGAAACAGAAACTATTAAAATATCTTCTGACAGACAAGCTACATTCAAAGAAGAACTGCTTGGTAGAGATACTGCCGTTGTAGCGATTAATTTCGCAAGCAGTGATACTCTTAAAAAAATTATCGAAGATAAATTGAAAGAGGTATATGGAGATTCTGTAAAAATCAAAGTCACTGAAGTAATTCACTAATAATTCCTTATTATTATTTCCGTTTTAGGTTTAGAAGCACCTGAAAGTGAGTAGAGAGTTTCCACATTCTCTATTAGAAAATCTTTATAAAGCTTTCGTATGTATGGATGGTCATTGTAAGAAAGCAGCCATTTACCTTTGATTGATTTGAGAAGCTGGTTCAGTTCCTCATGCTCATCAAAGCAGTCAGCGAGATCCCTTTCATAAAGGTTCTCATGCTCATAGTATGGTGGATCGATATAAAAGAAGCTTCGGGGATTGTCATACTTGTTAATAACAGCATCAAAGCTGAGTTTCTCGATCACCACATCTTTAAGTCTGTCGGCTGCCTGTTGGAGTTTATCCCCATTACGAATCGGCAGCATTGATCTGTGACCGCGAACAGCGAATGTCTTGGATAAACTACCGAAAGAGCATGCCAGTTTATAGTAGAAAACCATTGCTCTTTCAAAATCTGTTCTCGGCTTCATATTAAGGAATTCAGTGAATAATTCTCTGGAAGCCATAAACTGCTCAACCTCTGTTTTAAAGGCATCGGGATGGTATTTTACATGTCTCCAGAAATTGATCAATTCACCATTTATATCGTTCAATACTTCCCGATATTTATGCTTCTTGGATACTTGCCAGACTTTATGATCCTCACTCTTACCAAACAGGATCCAAGCTGCACCTCCAAAGGGTTCACAGTAAGTGTTGTGTTTTGGGATAAGGGGAACTATCACTTTTCTCAGCAATCGTTTGCCACCTACCCAGCCGATGATGCTATTCATTATCTGTCCCAGTTAAATCCATTACCGAAGTGTCCCCACTTGGCAGTTTCTTGGTAAATTGGTTTGTTTAGATCCAGATATTCGATGATCCCCTTGGGAGTCAGATTATATCCTGAAACCGGAAATTCTTTGCCGTCAACAATAGCTGTAGCTTCCATCGGATAGGCAATTCCAATAGCATAAGCAAGTCTAACAAATACTTCATCAGCATTGAATTTACGCAGGTAATCAACAGCGATTTTGCGAGCCATATAAGCTGCAGATCGATCAACTTTTGTAGCATCTTTACCGGAGAATGCTCCTCCCCCCAGTGGAATACGGGGTCCGTAGTTATCAACTGCCAGCTTCCTGCCTGTAAGTCCGGTATCAGCTTCAAAGCCACCATTGCTCCAATCACCAGCAGGATTTGCATAAATGATTGAATTCTCAATATCCAGCTTCAAGGAAACTGCCCAATCGATGATCAGGTTTTTCAGATCAGCTTTCTTGGTGTTAACAAAGCTGGCTACTATACCGATGATCTTGTTATCCTTGAGTGTGATCTGCGTTTTACCATCTACCGGAAATTCCTTGTAGATGTACCGACATAGGCTACGAGCCAGGAATGCTTCCTGTGGAATCAATGCCGGATTCTCATTACAAGCATAACCGATCATGATACCTTGATCACCAGCTCCACCTGTATCAACACCACCAGCAATATGCTCGCTTTGCTTTACGATATTGAGCTGGATACTGATATCATTACCAACCACTGATTTAACAGCTTTTCTGATATCCGGAGTTGCCTTTGTGGTGATCTCTCCAGTAACGTAAACCAGACCATGCCCACCCATCGTTTCAACTGCCACTCTGGAATTAGAATCATCTTTCAAGCATATATCTAAGATAGCATCGGAAACCTGATCACACAGCTTATCGGGATGTTTGGGAGTTACAAATTCTGCTGTTCTATACATCTTTTACCTCATAGTTTGATATTATAATCTCCTTGTAATAGCTTTCCCCAGTCTTGCGGTTTATCCCTTTCACTCTGCTGACAGCTATGATATTGTATTTCTTATACATTTCTCTGGCTTCCGGGCAATCATCATAAGAAAGCAGGAATCTGCCTTTGATCTTCTTCAGCACATCATGCAGCTTCTGATGATCGAAATTCAAAGAATTGTCATACTTAAAGCCGTTCATGTATGGGGGATCGCAATAGATGAAGTTATCCTTTGTATCGTATCTTGCTATCAGCTTCTCAAAGCTCAGGTTCTCGATTATAACTCCATCCAACCTTTTAGATAAAGCTTCTATGCGATTGATTTTGTTCTCCAGACTGGCATGACCTTGAGTTTTAGCTGTGGCGAAGGTTCCACCTTTAGATCCAAAGCTTCTGGAGATCAGATACATGAAACGAGCTGCTTTCTGAATCTCTGTAAGACCATCATTGGCTTTGAATAACTCAAACATATCTCTGCTCCCGATCAAGCAATCAAATTCCTTCTGCAGAGCTTCAGGATGATATTTAACCTGCAGGAATAGATTTGTTAGTCTGCTGTCCAGATCATTATAAACTTCCAGTTTTGCCCATTTCTCTTTGAGAAACAGTAGCCAGCCTGCGCCACCGAAAGGCTCGATGTATCCTCTGATGTCTTTAGGTATCAGTGTTGCCAGCTTCTTTCTAAGAAGCCTTTTCCCACCGATCCATGCAATTATACTATTCATTATTTTTCCTTAATATTTTCAGCTTGAAGGCAGTAGCGGAGATACAGCTCCGGAAGTGTCATTTTCTGAAAGTCCATTTGATTAAATCCCATATTACGCAGTGCCATCTCTAACCTTTCGAGGTGGAAATCAGCTCTGTTTCTACCTTTAATCCTAAACCGGAAAGCAGTGGCTTCAACTTCTGCCAACTGGCTTTGATAGAGCAAAAAAAATCTGCAAACACTCCAATGGCATCTTCTGCCGGAATATCGGATGCTTTCTTCTCTGTCAGGATTTCCAGTAGCTCAACATCCACTTGAGATTTATCCAAGAGATCCAGAAAACCAAGTTCATCCAGTTCTTGCTCTTTGCCTTCTATCAGTTCTTTTATGCCATCTCGCAGGATTGGATTCTTCAGGAATAGTGAGAGTACTTTTCTAAGTTTTGAGTATGTAAGGTTCATGATTACACTCCAAAAAACATCTTCATTGCGATACCGACCAAAAGCAAAAACTGACTAACAGAGATCGAAGTCAGAACTTTGATAGTGGTTTCCAGCTTTACTATCCTGCTGACCATAGACTTAGCTGAATCCCCATTGCCATAGATCTCTTTATGAACATCGCAAATCTTCTTCTCTATTTCACGATCCATCTATACTCCGGTTGTTTCAGGTATCTGGTTGAAGAATACTACTTTCTCAGAGGTTTTACCGATAAACTCGGTTGTAACTTCCTGAGTATAAAGACCGTCAGCTTCACCACTCCAATCCACTGTCCAGCGACAGCCATTAATCAGAATAGCTTGTGTTTTATCTTTTGATAGAGCTATGAAGGTAAGCTGAGTCATTCCAGCACTCTGGTCTTCCAGCCAGTTCTTTTTGGCTTCGGAAATACCAACAATAGTGACAGTAATCACATTGGTTCTCTTACCTTCTAACTGGTAGTGACGAGTCTTCAGTTTCTCAGCTTTTGATTCAGCTTTGAAAGGCTTTTCAGAAAGTTCTCCGATCTCTTCAAAGTTGGTATCCAGTTCTGTATTGATTGCTGCCTGAGATTCAAATATAGATGCTATTTCTGCAGTAGTTAAACTGCCTACTCCGGCATATATGTTATAGACATCTACCTTACCGATCTGGTTTAGGAGATCGGCAAGATCTCCTGAACTAAGACCAGCAGGAAGTGTTGGTTTCTGTACTGGCATTGGCTTTCTCCTTAAGCTGCTTTAACGATATTATCGCAGTGAGAAAGAATCCAGCCGACAATGGCTTCTTTGAACTCTTTGAACTTTTCTACAAAAGCATCATCGATGGTGTTGCTGGTTTTTGCAGCTAAGTTTTCCAGCGCAGCAATGATCGCATCAACAATCGGTTCTGCCAATGCTTTAACAGCTTGTTTTAGTATCCATTTCCACATGTTTTACCTCCTTGTTTTATTAAACATCAGTGAGATGGAATATTTTCACGAAATTGGGAACGTAGGTTATACCCGGTCTGATCCTGATATACCAGTGGTATTTCCAGTCAGAGCCGTGATGTTCAACTTTCAGTTCAGCATCCGTACGATAGCCGATGATTATAAATTTGGTCAGACCTGCTACGATGTAGTTATCAGGCATAAGACGTGCTTTTACAGGAATTCCGGAGAATGATACTTTACCACCTTCCAGAAGCAGTTTATCACCTTTATTGGTTTCTCTCTGTCCCAGCTCAGTTCGAATGCGGATCAGGTCTTTATGGGAAACATAGATTTTGAAGTTCTCCTGCTCTTCCAGCATCTCATCAGAAAAGAGAAGCAGAGTCTGTTCAAATCTCTCTGTCCACTGCTCATAAGTGGTTGGGCTGATATCTGTGATGTCGGTTCCATCGGTAGCCAGTTTGATCACACCGTTCAGCGCTTTCAGTTTGGCAGTTGCAGATGCTCTGTCACCTCTGAACAGAAGCAGGCGAATCGCTTTTTCAGCCTTTTTGGCAATGTGCTGTTCTACATAAGCTCCAAAGGCATCTTCGCCATATTTGTCTTTATAGAACTCAACTACATCTCGACCGAGAGTAAACTCGGCATTGAGAATACCTGTCGGGCAATCCAGATCTGCAGTTCCCACATCCTGTGCTGTAAGAGCACCATCCAGACTGTTTTTGAAGATCAAATCTTCAACTAACCCAACATCAATCTTTTCATCTTTCAGAAGTGGAATGACAGAAACATCTGCCAGAGTATCGGATGGTTTAGATCCGATCACTTCATCGATGAAAAGTGAAGTATTGTTGGGAGTCAGGATATTCATTGCTTTACCGGAATCTACATCAGCAATGCCTTTGTAGATCTCACGATGAGCGGCTTTAACGATAACCTTATCACCATTGATGAATACTTCTCTGTCTGAGTCATCCTCTCCAGGTTCTCCCTGAATGGATTTAGAGATAGCTTTGTTCATTGTGATGGACAAATTGCTCAAAGACTTCTCGATGCTTTTTACAGCTTCACGAAGTACATCATCTCCCAGACCAGATTCAAGTTGAGATAGCTTTGTTTCCAGCTCTGTTACTGCAGATTCCAGTTCAGATTTTCTACCTGTATCTTTCATAGATTTCTGCAGGTCTTTCAGGTTTGCCAGCTCTTTGCGGATAGCTTTTAGGGTTTCTTCTGCTGCTCCCAGATCATCAGCTCTACCATAGATTGAAACACCATTGAATTCACCTTTTTCGATCTTCTTCCAGAGTGGTGACTTCAGGTTTTCACATTTGAGAACCTGCACCCAGCTTCCCACTTTCGTATCTGGGAAATGAGCTTCATCTTTAGTTTTGAGAATGTAGTTCTGAGAGACAAAGAAGTCTTCCACTGGATAGTTATTATGGTTGATGTCATTCTTGCCAACCATGCCATGTTTACTGAAATACTCACAGGCTTTTTCGATTTCCGCTTTGTTGTAGAAATCACCTTGTGCATCTTTTACCTCTGGCTCCATTAGTGTTACATAGAGCTTTCCTTCTGTTCCTACTGTCTCAGATTTGAATTTCTGAGATGAGCCTTTTACTACAAAGCTTCTGCCGTTGGCAGACTTCACAATGAAGCCTTTCTGGTTTGCCGGAGTCATATCATCAAACAACAACGAAACCAGATCCACCTCGACATTTCGAAGCTCGCCTTTTTTCAGGATTTTTCTGAATTTCAACTTTTCCTCCTTAGTTATTTCTGTTGGTTTTAAATAGCTTCTCATCATCAGTTTCGAAGATGGTGGTAAGATCGCCAAAATCGAAGTCTGACGCAGTTAATTTCCAATTAAACTCTTTATTGAACTCTTGAGCTAAAACCTGACCCAAGCGGTGCTGCAGCGGTTTGATCACGAAATGATAGAACATCTGCATATCGGATTTGTTATCTCCACCCAGTTGTCCTGGAATCAGTTGAGATACGATCCTTGCCGGAACTCTGTGATAAGCAAATATCCCTTCCCGAAGATCTTTCTTCAGAGATATAAATCCACCATCTCGTTCCTGCTGACGCAGTGGTTCTAATCTGATTTTAGCATCTTTATTTTCAGTCTCGATTAGTACTGTTGTATGCGATTTATTATTGCCTTTAGCTGCTTGCAGGGTTTCTTCAATTACAGTAAAAGCATCTTTTAAAACTTCATTGCCTTCTGCATCTTCAACCACATCATCTTTCAGGCTTCCGCCTTCTACGATCATGAAGTAATCAACCAGCAGACCATTTACGAAGTTGTTATAATCAAAGGTTTTGATTTGCTCTAATATCTCGATATTAATGGCAACAGGTAGACAAGCCAATCCCCATGCATTACTCTTATGCGTAGGGTTCTTCAGATGGATAACATCGTCTCCGGAAAAGAGCTTTTTCTTGCCGTTTTTTACTTGGATAAAGTCTGGTTTGAAGAAACCGAACTCGTCATAGTTTTCTACGATCTGAGTTTCTGTTGGCAGCAGTCTTTCCAAACCTACCCATTGGTTTGAAGTGTTGCGCATCTTCAAAAGAAATCCATTACCACAAGCAAGGAAGTATTTGAGGAATTCATTGAGTGAAAGTGTGATATCATCATTGCCCGGATATTCAGCTTCAAGCAGCCATTTCTTGAGAGAGGAGTTCTTAACTTCAACCTGCATGAGACAGGTATTGATCTTAGCTTCAATACAGCCAGAATGGTATTCATCCTTCTCCAGCAGTTTAAGAAGGTTACCCATCGAATAAGGAGCAGAGACTACTTTCTTCTTTTCTGCAGATTTACTAATCCTTTGTTTCCCGATCCATTTATATGAATCCAGATTTACAGCTTTATTAGCATAGTTTTTGGATAGCAGTTCTGCTGTATCTACTATCCCGATCTGATATCCGCCTATCTTCTGCACTCTCATTCTGCCACCGTATAGACCTTGGCAATGCGAACTTTTCTGCCAGAGTCAGCTCGTGCCGGATAGTAATCGATCTTAGGGATATCATTACCGAGAATAGCTCGATATTGTGATTTAAAGGTATTTGTTAAATCCAGAATGTCCGAATCTGGATCAGATGATTTATTTACATCAACAATCAGAAAGACAGCGATATCATAATCAATCTCAACAAATCTTTTTGAAGTAGGTTTAATGCCTTTCTCGCCTTGAAGAGTAACTATTGCGGCAGGGAATTCTCTGGGGATATCATCCTTTTTGAAGGATATGTTTTCTGTTATTATTCCAGAGCTTTCAAGAGCAGTGATGATCTTTTGTCTTTTCTCAGTGAAGGTCATAGAACCACCTCGATGCTGTCTAACTGATTATAGATCCACTGCTGTTTATTCTTGATCACTTCTGCAAATACGTTGCGTTCAGGAATACCTTCTCGTTTGATTTTAGCTTGGATCATATATGCAATTTGCTCGACTGAAAGCTGCTTTCCGGTTTTCTTATCTACCCATGCCAGACCTTTGCGTTCTACCCAAGCTTTGAGTGGTTCGATGGGAGTCCAGGAAGGCACTTTGCCACCTAAGACATACTGTTCATGAGGAACATTAGATCCCACAGTCAGATCGATGGATGCATTATTGAATTGCACTGCGTATCCGCTATTCTGCAAGAAATCGCCTTTGTCTTTGATATCGCGTTCCAGTATCAATCTTCGAGCTTCACCTTCAATAACACTGCCAATGCGATGCAGTCTGCTTTCGATTGCTTTGAAGATTGCTCTTAGGATTTCTTTATCGATGCCAGTCATATTACTGCTATCTTGATTCCGGTTTGGTTGATTTTGGATTTTCCGGTTTTCAGCTCTTTTAAGCGATCAAAACCTACTTCATTGAGATACTCGGAGATAAGCTCTAAAGCTTGGATTTCCAAATTCTTCTTGAATGATTTAATCTCGCTTCCGGTGAGTAGTTCAGTGGATTGTTGATCGATGCCAGTGGATTTGATAATGCCTTCACCCAGAGTCTTCAGGTTCAGAAACTCAACTGCAGATACAAGTAAGTAGTAACTATAAGCAAACTTGAAGGAGTTTTGAGTATCTTCATCAGCCAGCTCAGCTTGTAGATCATTCCAGATATCTTCATCGGTGATGCGTTTTAGCAGCAGAACTGCTTTCGGAGCATGCTGTTCAAAGGTTGCAATGATCCTGTCATCTGAGTTGAGATTAAGGATTGAGATTGCAGTAGCTGTATTTATTGGAAGCATTATCATACCTCGTAAAGCCAGAGATTGTTTGGTTTGGTTTTATCGATATCTGCATGAATGAAGTCTTTGCCGATACCGATTCTGCGGAAGCCAGCAATAATGAGTCCTCTGAGGATATTAAGACGTGCTACATTATCAGAAACTGCAATATCAACTGCCAAACCAGATACATGTGCAGAGTTCTTAACTCCACCCACTTCATGGTTGTGTTTTGGGCAACGGTATCCACTGGTGATAACAAAAGGAATCTCTGCAAGCTCTCTTGCCAAATCCAGCTTCAAAACCAGATTAGCTGAGATGTTGCTTGTCTCGCAGCATCTACAGTTAAATTCTTTTTTGTTAAAGAATTTAACTCTGTTCCAATCGATAAAATTACTACTTCTCATGGGGGTATTAAGATTAAGTAACAGTATGAAGCAATTCGAGTTGTGATGAGTTACCACAATTTTTTCATTGCGCTATTTTAGCACTTCAATAAGTTGCATAATAAATAAGTTGAGAGGTAAGATTATATGTATTGTAAATTACTAAAAGAAAAATTTAACTGCTGGGAAGAATTAGAGAAAGAAATTGGCAAAATCAAAGACAATAAGGAAAAAGGCGATGTTTTTGAGGAGTTTACATTTGCATATTTTCTATTGAATTCTGATTTATATGAGATTGCTGAGATATATATGGCAGAAGATATCCCTCAAGAAATAAAAGAAAGACTTAAATTGGAAAAAACAGATCATGGAGTTGATGGTGTTATTATAACTTATGATAATAAACTAATTGTATATCAAGTTAAATTTAGATCTGATCGGAGCAGCCCTTCCTATAAAGAATTATCAACATTTTGGACAGAATCAGAGTATGCCGATTATCGGTGTATAATATCAAATTGCTTTGAACTAATTTCAATCTCTGATAAGAAAAAACATCAATTCACAATTTTAATTGATCAACTATTAAAACTTGATGACTTGTTTTTCTCAAAAATACACTTACTAACTAACAAAAATGAAATACTGGAAGTTGAGAAATTTACCCCCAAACCTCATCAAGAGAAAATGATTGAGGAAGTTTTATCAGGATTTAAAGATTCAAATAGAGGAAAATTAATCGCTGCGTGTGCGAGTGGTAAAACACTAACTTCATTATGGATTTTAGAGCAACTTAATTCCGCAATATCACTTTTTGTTGTACCTAATTTAGCATTGATAAAGCAAACATTGAAGCAGTGGACAGAACAGGCTGAGTCACCTTTTACTTTTATCTGTGTTTGCAGTGATTATTCCGTAGTTGATAAATCAATTGATTATGACCAATCAGATATTAAAGCTTCACATCTGGGAATTCCTGTGACGACAGATCCAGCTGATATTCAAATGTTTCTGAGTAAAGAAACCGATAAAAGAAAAGTCGTCTTTTCAACGTATCAATCTTTAGATGCTATTGTTAATGCCATCATTGAGTTAGACGATTTTGCTTTTGATTTTGGAGTATTTGATGAAGCACATAGAACAGCAGGAATGAAAGTTTCTGAATTGTTTATCTTTGGAGTTAATGATGAATATATACCTATCAAGAAAAGACTCTTCATGACGGCTACAGAAAGAGTTGTAAGTCCACGTATTAAAAAATATGCTGAAAATACTGAATATGATATTTTTTCTATGGATGACGAAGCGGTTTATGGTAAGACGTTCACATATTTAAACTTTGGTGATGCTATTGAGCAAGATATAATTACTGATTATAAAATTGTTCTTTGTGGTATTTCAGAAGAGGAAATAGCTGATTTAGTTGAAGAAAATTATTATATAGCATTTGGAAAAGGTAACTTTTCAACTTCAGAAAATTTGTTTAAGCAAGTTATTCTTGCTAAAACAATGCATGAATTAGAATCTAAGAAGACTATTACTTTTCACAGAACAATTGAAAATGCCATGAGTTTTATACATGGAAGTAACAGAAAAGAATTCTCTTTCCAGAATGTATTAGATAATGTAGCTCCAGAGATTGAAGAAAAAGACATATTGATTTCACATATAAACGGATCAATGAGTGCTGGACAACGAAATCAGATATTCCATCAATTTGAAAAATCGAAATTTGGTCTTATAACAAATGCAAGATGCTTGACTGAAGGAGTAGATGTACCGATCATTGATGCAATATACTTTGCAGATCCTAAAAATTCGATAATAGATATTATTCAAGCAGTCGGTAGAGCTTTAAGAAAATCTAAACAAAAGGAAACAGGTTTTTCTTATATAATAATACCAATTATAATTTCATCTGACATCAAGACTTTTGAGGAAATAGAAACTACTCAGTTTGATACATTACATAGCGTTATTCAAGCCTTAAGAGATCAGGATCAAGCATTAGCGGAACTAATTGATGAGCTAAATCTTAGTGTTGCAAAAGGGACTTATAAGAAATCAAAGAAAGGTAATAAATTAAACAATAAACTAACAATAATATTACCTCCTCATATCGATATTGAGAACTTCTCTAATGGAATAGATTTGCGAATTGCTGAAGTAAACAAGAATCCTATCAAAGCTAAAAGAACATTAGCTATTTCTGAAGGGCCTAAAGCAAGAAAATCAGGAATGAAAAGGAAATTTAGGACTATTGGAGATTATAACATTAAAGCTTATATAGACAATCTTGTATTACCAACTCTGGACTTCTTTAAAAGCGATAATGATCAACATACAAATAAAGAATTAAAGTTTAGTCACAACAACGTCTCTCATACACAAAAAATCGGGGCAATTATTGAGACCAAACAACTCTACCATATGTCTTTAGTGGGTAAAGAATTAATTGCAAATAGAGATTCCTATGAGGCTTTATTTCAAGAACAACTTTTGAAGTATGCAGAATATGATGTATCATCAGGTGAATTTTTGTTTCCCTATAGAGCATCTTTGACATTATTCCAAAATTTCCAACAGCTTTCAAGGTTCGAATTCTTGTATTCTCTTTATTCCCTTCAGGGTTCAACAGATGATGATATAAAAGATGCAGTAGATAAGATTTTGTATTTACGGGAAACATACCCCAATATTGAAGTTCTTAGTGAAGAGAATAAGAAAAGAGTATTGTCCTTAATAAACACTAAATTCAATTCAAATTTCAATTTTAAAGATGTTTGGACATCAAGAACTACTGCTTATAATCAGTTCAATTATTTTAAGAAACATTTATGGTGTATTGAAAATGTTTTTTTACATGACACAAGAAAAAAAGAATACATAATTAAATCAGAAAACGCCAATCCAATTATTACTGATTTACTTGCTCAAACACAAGATATTGAAAATATTGAAAGTTTTGATGAATATATAGAATTATACAGTAATTGCATTTTTACTATTTAGCCTTAGTTAGTTCAACTATACTTTCACGTAGAAGATCTTTAAGGTAAGGGAATTTTTTTAATTGCTGAGCTGATGTTCTTGCATTACGGCAAACTGTAATACTTGTAACCTCAAACCCATATTTCTCAGCAGCGTTAGCAAATATTAAATCAGAAGGAACAATTTTTCCCAGATATGCACTTTGATCAATTACAATAAAGCATTTCTTACCTACATCCAAAACCTGAGAACACTGAGATATTACTAAGTCCATATCATAAAAATATCCCCTTATCATATTGGGAACTTTTCTAGTCCTATTATCTCTTCTACCAGTTTGTTTCTCCTTTATAGGGATACTTTCTTCAATTTCATTAGATAATATATCAACATATTGATTGTAAGATTTCTGTTTAGAAACACCAATAAATGACCTAACAGCTTTAGATTTTAACACTTTTAAATCTTTTATTGATCTAACAAACTCTCCCATAATTAATTCCATTTTATATGATTCAAAGTAGTTAAAAGAATTTGCATATGGTGGAGAAAATATTATAGCTCCTGGCTTGATTCCATGAGCATCATCAATAGAATTACAAATATTTACTAATTGAGAAGCTGAATCACTATAACTAAATCCTAAAGAGTTATATGCAGGTTGTCTTTTTCTTATATCGGTTATAATTTCCATTAATTTTATACGGAATACTGCTTTAATATTTTTTACTTTAGAATATACAGTTTTTAAACCATTCCCATCTCTTCTTCTATTGGAGCATATTTCTATAATGCAAATAAAGCTGAGATTATATAGATCCTTTACAAGCGAATCACTTAGCTTACTAATAAAATCTCTTATGATTACTAATTCGTGATAATTATGTTCATAGAAGAATTTCTTTACATCATTTTCTATTTTTTTTACACTTTCATTATTATATTCTTCCAATTTGCTTAACAAGTTTTCTGCTTCTATTAAATCATCTTCAGTATAGGCTTGTAATTTTACTTTTGTCACGTAAGCAGAAACAGGATTAATATCAATTCCTAATCCATGATATCCATTCATATTAGCTACGACAGGAACCGTACCAGAACCAGCGAATGGATCAATTATCATTTCATTTTTTGATGCATTTGAAATCTCTAATAGATCTTCAACAAGCTTTCCTGCAAATCCTTCTCGATATCTAAACCATTGATGGTATGGAGCTAAGAGATTATTAGAAAAATTGACTAAATAATTGAATTTATATTGTCCATCAATTACATTGTACTTATTTTCAAGGTTCACAATGTATTCAGTTAATTCTATGTTTTCATATATGTTATATTTTTGTAAATCTAATAACAAGTTCATTTTATACTCCAGTATCCGTTTTCGTAGTTAAGTTTGAGTTGCAAAAATTTTGTGATATAATCATCTGATAGTTCTGATAAATCAATATCGCTTTCCTCTTCAGTATGAATAACAATATAGTCCATCAATGTTTTAATCATTGAAGTAAATATTTCTTGATACAAATCTGTTGTTGATATCATTTCCTTTGATGTGAATATAGAAGCTATTGTAGTATTTATATTATTTTCTAATATTATTGTTAATGAATCCTTCATATAAGATGAGTTTAAATAATTTCCCTTTTTTTCAAAAATGTAAATAAAATCCCCATGAATATTGCCTGAAAATCTTAGGTGAGCAGTATTTTTATATGAATTGATAAAATCTTGATAGTGGATACCATTATTACATAAGTCAAATCCTGCTTTTGCAACAGCTTTTAGCATGGCAATCCACACTTTCAAGTTTTTATTATTGAAGGTGAAAACCATCTTTCCGTCGTCTTTAAGTACTCTATAGCATTCCTTGAAAACTGAGTGGAGAAGGTTCTCATAATCTTTTTCGTCTTTTGCTCCCTCGTATCCCTTTTTTCTATTTGATACAGCTTCTTTATCTTTGTAAATATAGTGATCTAAGTTGTTATATAGCATAAACCAAGCATTCCAAATGGTTGATAATTCTGCATACTGAACATTACTACCATATGGGGGATCAGTAACAACAATGTCTACAGATGAATCTGGTAAATCTATATTACTTGCATCAGTATTTCTAAGAAGAAAACCATCATTACTTTTCAATTCCTTGAAAGATTTAGTTTTCTGTATATTAAATGGTAGATTATTATATGAATACTTTAATCCTTTAATAATTGCTGTTTTTCTTTTTTGAAGTACCTTTATAATATTTGTTTCCACATATTGGTTCGGTAGCCAAAATGCATGTTTATCCATTGATGTTGGATTTCCACCTTCCCAATTATCTGTAACTCTCGTCATATTGTTTGTATATCTTAAGGAAGAACTAAACAAGAAATATAGATAATCAACAACTTGCTGAGAATATTTCTTCTTAAAGGATAAAATATCATTAAATAGCAAAACATTTATTTTAAAGTTCCTTTCAGTAAAGAAATCACTGTATTTAATTATACCTTTATCTTTTAATCTATCTTCATATTGCCTATCCCAGTTCATTGGTATATCAAAATCTGGTTTTTTGAGAAAATCAATATTTATAGTTTTTATTAAGTTATCTGTATTTGAATTATTAATTTGATTTTCATCTGTTATGATTCTCATTTTATTGTCGACAGAAGAAACATATTTAACTCTGATAGGAGTACTGCCAATCGGTATAGTGGAAGTTCTTTTTACACCTTTGGTTCCTTTACAATTCGGATCTGGACATTTATAGAATCCATTTTTTATTTTATTATTCTCTGATAATGTAATAATGGTTTTACAGTAAGGACATTGAACAGTATAAGCCCATTCTACCCACTCAATAATACCATTATCATTGTCAGTTTTGATTTCATAATACTTAAGATATTTTTGTGAAAATTGCATAAAATCATTTAAAACATTAATTACTGAATCAAGGTCACCATTGAACATTTGCATTTCAGTAATAAAGGTAGCTAATGGATTTAAATCTACTCCTATTGCTTTTCTACTAAGTCTACAGGATTCGAAAATAGTCACTCCACCACCACAGAAACAATCCATTACAATATCATTTTCTTTTGTGAGAGTCCTTATGATGTTTTGGAACACATTGTAAGGTCGCCTTGCATAGTATTTATGCATTCTGTATTGGGGCGTGTGCCCTTTCGCTTTTATCACTTTTAACATAAAATTTCCTACCTTCTTTTTAATTGTAAATGATTCTTGAAGCCTGTTGAAGTCAAGTATTATCCGCTATTTATAGATAGATTTGCATTATTAGTTATTGAAAAAGAATTGACCATATTAGACTGTCTAATTTAATTGATAAATAAAGGAGAGAAAATGGAACCAAGGGAAAATGTTCGAAATCTTATACTTTTGGGCTCATGGAACTCATTGTTATTTAATCCTAAGTGGCTCAATAATAATATTTTTGATGGCAAATTACCTGAAAAAGTAAATACTGAAGTATTGATACATGGTAATTCAGTATTACATCGTGTTTTTGATTTACCTCATTTTAAGCTTGAAGTCTCTGAGGAAAGACTTTGCTTTCTATTAAAAAAATATCAAGATAACTACTACCAAGAACTTATTGATGCAGCAAATAATATTTTGACAAAATTACAGCATACACCAATGAAATCTTTGGGAATTAATATTGTATTTACTGAAAAGACAAAAGTACCTTTTGAAAAAGCTCAAAATTTCTATGATTTTGATAATTTATCTCAAGCAAATGAGAATTTAATTATTAGTGAAACTGATCATAGAATTAGAATTGCTATTAATAGAAACTCTAATTTAACGGAGTTTGATTTCAATTACTCTTATAATGTTGAGAGCACAGCTAAAGTTAAAGAAATTCTTATATCTGGAATGTTTAACGAGAAGTACGATAAAAGCTTAGATTACTCAAATAATTTGATGGAGAAGTATGATGTTTGAAAAAGATTATTCCTTAGATACTGGAACTGATTCCAGTGAGGATAAGTTCTCAATTGAAGCTGATAAAGATATTGTTATTATTGAAGAACAACGAGATGAAAATTCAAAAAATAATACTGAATCCAATTTACTTGATGAGATTCCTGATAATTTACTTGATGAGAATACTTCTGTTGCTGTAAATGTTTTTGATGTAGCATCATACATATTAAATAAACTTGGGAATATCTCAACTATGAAATTACAAAAATTAGTTTATTACTGCCAAGCTTGGTCACTTGTTTGGGATGAGGAACCGTTGTTTCCTGAGTCGATTAAAGCTTGGGCAAATGGCCCTGTTGTAGGAGAATTATTCTTCCAATTAAAGGGATTATTCACAGTTAATGAAAATGATTTACTTATAGGAAACTATAAAAAACTAAATGAAGTTCAAATAGAAACAATTGATGCAGTTATTGAACATTATGGAGATAAATCAGCACAATGGCTTATCACTCTATCTCATATGGAAGATCCTTGGAGAAATGCCAGAGAAGGTTTACAAGATGGAATTAGATCCAATAGAATCATTGCATTAGAAGATATGGCTTCTTACTATAGTAGCCTGTAAACTTACACATATGGGAAAAAAGAATAACAAGAGACCTAAACACAATAAAGTCTTATCTCCTGAAAAAAAGCCTTTAAGTAAAGAGAATCCCGATACTTTCATGAACAAAAGCATTTGCTGGCGTTTTAAAACAATAGACATTAATGAAGAGTCCCTTTGGAATTGGAATAAAGCTTTACAATTACATAAAAATTCAAAGCTACTAAATAAGATTTGTGATTATGAGACAATGAAATTATCAGAAGTCCAGTTTGGAATCAATCACCCTATCAAAACCTATAAATTGAATAAACTTGCACAGGACGAATTAGAAAAAAGAGAGTTAAATGATTACGACAGAGTTCATTCATTTCACGTTGACGCAACAACAAGAATTTATTGTATTCCTGATGGAAACGTAATGTCATTACTATGGTTCGACCCTTATCACAGTCATCAACATCGAAAAAAAGCTGTATGTAAAAAGATTTAAAATATTATCTCAGTAGTCGTCCGACACCTCCAATGAAACGGTGGAAACGGAGTGTGATTTCCGGAAACACCAATAGCTTTCCCATGCGGATCATATTCAATCTGCTTATCAGATACCCAAGGTGCAATTTCCTTTGTCATTTCTCTGACTGACTCTAATGAATGCTTCTGAGTATCTATATTCATAAGCTGCTCCATCGTATCAATAGCATCACTTAGAGGATAAACCTTATCCTGTGCAGCCAAAGCTCTGCAAATCTCCGAAGTCCGATCATCCAGGACAACAACTAACCGATAACCAACAGCTCCGGCTTTCCGGTAACCTTCCAACCTACCAAATTCTCGAACTCTTAGAGCTGTATGCTCTGCCAATCCCTGCCAGTAATGAGCAGATTTCTCCCCCAGATGCTGAAACTGCTCTTTAAGCTTATCTGCCAGCATATCTCTGGTATAACCTGAAGAAATCGCTTCCTTGAGAGTTTCTTTGAATCCAGTTTCAATATCAGTTCCGTATCTGTTGCCTATCCAAAAGAGATTCTGCTTGGTTATAAGAGATTCCAGCTTCCGTTCCTGAATCCCATAAAGTCCAATCGATGTATTATGTGGAACCTGCTTCTGGACATCGTTGATACCCAGCCTGAGACTTCTTTGAATAAAAGCCTTCGTATCCTGCCGTACAAGCGAGGAAAAGTCTTCACTAAGGTTGGAGTTGATTATAGCCATAATATCGTTAATATGCCTTAATTTGAGCTTCTCACTCTTAGGAAGATCGGACAGCATCTGAATAGCCTGCCTTGCCGAATCCTTAACTTCCTTTTTCCAAGCATTATTGAGGATGCGATAATATTTATACATCAACTGGTCATAATAGTTCAAAAGGAAAAGCTCCTAACTCTTACTCTATTCTTACCTACATCATATTCCGGAAATCTCTCCAGACATCCAGCAAGAGCATCTGGACCGTCTACATAACCATCAGGATAGGTAAGGAATTGATTGATCAGAGTTGGAGTATCCTGACCATCCGGAAATTGAACCTTTCCGGTTTCAATAACGGTATCTGTGCGTTCAATCCTGAGTCCTTTGTTCTTATCGTTATTGATTCTTCTGATGCGGTGTGAGATAGGATTCCGGTTATTCTCCTTACACCAGCGATCAAAGTCACTTAGTATTCTGTGCTGACCGAAATTGGTCTCCATTGCAGATCGGAAGTGGATTCCGTATTTCTTGGAAAGCTCAATGTAAGCATCGTAATAATAACTAAAGAACTTGCTGTTCTCAGTTTGTCTTATCCAGACGTGAATGATATAAAAGCGATTTCCATCATAACCAACAGAGATAATAGCTTTGTAGCAGCCTTTCTCTCCCCAAGCAGGATCAGCATACATCCAGACTTTCTTCATTCGTTTTGGCAGCCTTGCGTATTTAGTAAACCAGTGAAATTTGAACATATTGCCTTCAATCACAGGTTTACCCAGAAACTCTCGCTGGTAGCCAGTCAGACCGAACTTCTGCTTGAGTTTCGGCAGTTCACTGGTGGGATATTGATCTTCCCATGCAGATTTGCCATTCTTTAGCTCAACCGGAAATCGCAATAATCTCCTACCATCAGTAAATAGATGCTGAATCTTATCTGGATCGAATTTTCGTTTATTGGATTTGATCTCATCAATGATGCCCTGCTGGAATTGGCAGATAGCATAATTGGGATGAACAAGATTTCCCAGCCAGATGATCTTGCCATTACCTTTAGGATCTAAAGCACCTCCGATCTCCTGCACGATCTTATCCATCTTCTTTCTACCAATGGATTGGTTGCCGATATTCTCTTCTTTATCGATATCGTCACAGATAACCAATCCCGGTCGAGTTGAAGTTCGAGGATTGATAGATCCTCTGAAAGACTGCTTTATTCCTCTGGCTCGGATTCTGGTTCGGTTTTGAAGATAGAAGTCAGATTCATCTTTATCGATAGGAATCAAACCTTCAAAATCAGATTGCAGCCTTTTATTGTTGGTTAGTTCATTATAGGTAAATGCTGTTCTTTCTTCTGCCAGATCAGCATCGGCTGCAGCGTGAATAACGTATCTCTCACCTTTGATGATCTTCCAGATTGGATAGACAACTCCCATGAGAACGGTTTTACCCAGACCTCGATAGCCGGTAATGGAAGTAATGCCATTGTAATTCTCGGTAGTATCAAACATCTCTTTATGATCATCTGCAAATGGAAGTTTGAAAATATGTGGAAAATAACTTTTACAGAAATATGAAAATGCCAGCCAACTATCTCCGGTAGCCTTTTTGATTCTTCTGGATTTCTTGGCTGGAGTATCATTGATAAATGGTTTTACATTTGTAGTCTTGGCAGCAATAAGAGAGAAATTCTTATAATCTGCCTGAGTAAACTTAACCACTGGTTGCTCGCATCCTGAAGTATTCTACAATACCGGAAGCTCCTAATATCTCTCGCTGGATTGCCATTGCTGTCTGCTCATCATTACGTGCTAAGTAGAAATCAATCAGCCAATCCAGAAACTTCTTCATGTATTCAATGAAATCTCTGGTAGGTTCGATATTCTTACTATACTGACGCAGTAGTGAAACCAGTGATTGCAAAGCGGTATCCTGCGGAGCTCTGGCATATTCTCTTAGAGCCTTGATTAAAGCCTTTTTCACAGCTATCCGAATCTCATCCTCTAAGTTTGCTATCTCATCCAGCTCAGCATCCCATTCGCCTTTCTTCTTCCAAGTACGCATGGTTTTATCGGCAACACCATAGATACGAGCTAAAGCTTTTATATCGGTTTCACCTTTGAGATAGAGTTTTTTTGCGGATTCTCTTTTAATCTTGTATTCTCGGCTGTTCATAATTTTCCAAAACTTTAATCAAAGCACCTTTTTCCTGCTTAGTTAGATATTTGATACCGGACTTGCCAAAATGTTGAGCAATGAAGCCGTACAGCCTTTCTTTTGTCCAATCCGACAGTTTATACAAAGCCCAGATCTTTTTGCCCTGTGCATCGAGTATTTCGTAAATGTGGGGAGTTTTACCATGCAGTATAGTGTTAAGGTTAATAAGGGAAGACAGGCTGAGTTTTCTTAAGGAGATTCCATATCCAAGATCATGCATTTGATCATGAAGCTGATCGATTGTCATCCGGAGATCATTTTTAGCGAAGATGACAATATTTCTTCTCAGCTTCTTTGCATACTCAGCCTGTCTCTGGGTCATCATTATTCATTAAGAGGATCTACTTTATGATCTTCAAAATATTTATTTAGATCCTTGCCATGCACTCGCAATTGTCCGTTGTTCTTGAGCCGGAATGCCGGAAGCGGATCATCAATGTCTCTTATCAGTCTATAGACTGTACTAATATCAACCGAGAGTATTTCAGAAACTCTCTGTGGTGTGTAGCATCTTTGTTCATTAAAAACCTGCATCTTTCTTCTTCTCCTGTATTCAGATAAAGCAAATGGGCATCAGCGTCAAACAGTGATGCCCACGTATGCCAATGATATTTATAAAACATCAGCGCAAAGAGAAACACTCCGGAAACTCGGAGTTCATTATTATCTTCCTCTACCAGTTATATTGCGCTGAAATTGAGTGATATGAGCCTGAACGGTTTATCATTTGCCGGGCGTTCATAGAAGGCAATATACTGCTTTGTAGAAGTTATCTGGATTGCTTCGTCTATCAGATCCATCGCTTGCTTCCACTGCTCATCTTTAATGTTATATCTGCGTAATCCCAAGATTCTGTTTTTGGCTATCTCGCCTTTCTTATCTACTTGGAAAGCTTCCAGAACCACAGCTTGCAGGTTTATGTTGGAATCCTCTGTCCAGCGTTTGAGGCAATCATCGATCTTCAGTTTGGCTATCTGCAGCTTTTCACTGAACTCAATGCATTCTCGATGTCTAACTTCAATTTTATATTTTCCATCAAACGATATAAGCTCTGCATTGCCTTTCCAGTTCTCACCATACTGCTCTGCTGTTTGGGATAAGTACCGATCAATATCAGATGTTATTCTATCCTTCTCATCCATAATTTTAGTATGAAGCCTGAAGGCTCTTTTCATTACTCGGTTCACTACAGTATCTCGTTTGACTAACTGTGGATCAATAATCTTAGCAGGATATTCTCTGCCGTCTGCATCTTTAAGGACTTTTTCTTTTCTTGCCATTTTTCCTCCGGAATCGTTTTCTCTTAAAATTATTAAAATATCATCTTCTACATTCTTACCGACCAAAGCAAAGTCAGGCTCGAAGTTTATAACCTTGTAATAACCCAATTCGAGAGTAATCATCTTCATCGATGCAAAAGCTTTTAAATATCTCAAGATTGCTCTGCGATGAAAGCCAGTCATCTCCTCCAGTTTTCTACTACTGCTAACTTTCTTGTTCTTAATCAGGTTATACATCTTCTTCATCATTCGATAGTTGTAGCCATAATCGTTAGTAACAGGTTCTTCTTTATAATCGGGATTTTTAACATAAATCTTGTATTTCCCGTCTTTGCTGATTGCTTTAATAGCTTCTTTCTTAAGAAGTGCTGCTATGACTCGTTTAACTTGAAGCAGATCGAAGCCTGTTTCATCTGCGATCTGCTTGGTAGTAAAAGGTTTATTATTATATTGGATATAATTTTTAACAGGTTTTGTATAAGAATCGTTCATATTTACCTCTATATGATTTCAAGTGATTTTAACTGCTCAATACCAAATACTGAAAGGTTGTTGTTCTTAGCATTGGTTTCAATTGAATACAAAGCTTTGATCAGCTTTCTGATGTTACCTTTGGTTTTCTGCCTGATTACTCTAATAATTGAATCTTCAATTTTCACATCGGAGATCTGAGAGCAGATGCTTTTGATATCGGATTCAGTGATTTCTTTAAATTCACAGAAGTAGTTACAACGGTCGAAATAGTGGGAATCGGCAAGCAGCAGCTTTTCTTTGGCATCGGTCATGCCTACCAAAATAACTACTGATAATGTCTCATCCACTATATCTCTGATGCTTCCTAAGATTTTCTGTGATCTGAAAGCATAATCAATCTCATCAATAATGATTACGATATTGTCATAATTCTTGAGGATATTGAGAGTTCTATTGAAGATCTCGTTTGCAGTTCCTCTGATCTTAACCTGCGACATGCCCAGATGGTATCTGACCACTTCCAGAAGTTTGATGGCAAAGCTCTTAGCTGTCATAGTAGCTTCCAGTCTCAGATAAATGTAATCTTCCATGATGGCTTTCTGCTTAGCGAATCTGCTTTTACCAAGACCGGGAGGTCCATAAATAAGTCCCAATCCCACCATCTCTGTTTTTGGTCGGTTGAGCAGATAATCGATAAGCTTATCCGCTTCCTTAACATTACGTGTTTGAATAAGTGATAGTTCTTTCATGATTTCTCCTATTACAATCCTGTATTCATAAATATTTTATCCAGCTTTCGAAGTGCTTCGTCTTCCTCTGACGTTTCTATCGGTGGTTTGATCAGCTTCGCTGTTTTATGTGCTAATTTCTCAATATCATCATCTTCGTTATGGGTAGCTTTATGTTCTAATAGACTTGAATCGTTAAAGGCAGATTCATTTAAATTCATTAGAGGTAATTCAAATTCTGATACTGCTTCTTCAACCTGCTTGCGAATAGCAGCAGAACTTTCCTGCAAAGTCTTTTCCAGTTTACGTTGATGTGCCAGTTGCTTTTTCCAAGTTTTGCGTGCCATCGGTTTATCCTTTGCCAGCTTAACAAAGGGATGAGTGGATTTACGAGCCAATGCCTGACAGATCACCTTCTCATGCTCATCATAGACCAGTATGGATCTCATATCCATCAGATCGTAACGCAGGTAAACCTTCTTACCAACATAGTTCATCAGATAATCATGGTAGAAGAGGATATTGGCAAGCTGGACTCCGTTTGCCTTTACGGTTCTCTGCTCTACCTTGAGCATCATGAAGTTAAGCTCAGACAGTTCAATCCTGCGATCAACAGGGGCTGGTTCTTTTTGAAATACTTCCAGAGGAGTTTTACCTGCCAGACCGCCATGTGGATTTCTGCCATAGAATTCCTGAAAGTAAACTGCCATGAGCTGCTTTGCCTGATCCAGTGTGAGAGGTTCTCGTTTCCTTAGTGATCGTATCCAATCCTCGTTACGCATCAGGAAAGCTGGTTTATCAGCTATGCTTGCTCCTCTGAAAGTTGCCATGTATCTTTCAAAATCTTCCTGGAAGGTTCTGAAGAATCTCTCAATCACTTTAGCTCTGGCATTATAAGCTTTAGCAAACTCAACTTCGATATCCAATCTTGGGAATATACCACAGAGTTCTTTCTCAAGATCGTGGTTTTCCCATTTCTCATGAAATAGATTAGCTCGGAAAGCTTTACCGTTATCCAGATAAACAAACTTAGGTCTGCCACCCCAGTGAATGATGCCATTCCTAAGCGCTAATAGTATATGCTCTGAATCTTCGGTATTGGCAATCGAAGCTCCCACAGGATATCGTGATGCCCAATCAAAGAATAGAATCAGCATCATCCGTTTCGGTTTACCGGAGACTGGATCGATAATATCAAATGCCAGTTTGTGTCCATCAGCTACCCAGACATCACCAACCTCAAGAGCTTCTTCACGAAGGAGACTCATTACATAATGGTCTTTGGAATATTTCTTACCTCTACGCAGGAGTTTCCACTGCTGGATATGTTCATCTCTCCAGCTTTCTACCCATCTGCGCAATGCTCTCTCGCTGGTTGGTGATTCTATTACCTTTAATCTATGTAACTGCTTCAGCTTTCTGATGGCAGAACCGATTTTAATTTTGTTGGCATCCAGTAGAAGTCCTAACAGGAAGTTCTGCTCCACCTCAGTTGCCTTCATGGAATTGGATGCTCTGGATAATCTGGTCAGTGCTTTGAAATCTTTATCATTCTCCTGATAGATACTTAACCATAACCTAAAAGTTCGAAATGCTCTTTTACCTTCTATCTTTAACAGATCTGGAATCAGATGTCCTGAGTTATACAATTCCAACACAGTCTGAATTGCTTCTTTCTTTACTTTGCAGATTTCATATTGAATCAACATCTTCTCGCATAACTCGGCTTTTAATTGAGCTCGATGCAGTTCATGCTCCGGTAGCTTAATACTGGGAAGCAGATCCGGTATAGTTGGATCATATTCCACTACTTCTGCTTTAACAACTTCAGGAAGTGATTTGTTTTTAGTTTTAGCATCACCTTGAGGTATCTGTTTCTCAGGTACAAGGTAATAGTTTCTGCGACCACCTTTGGCAAGTGGCTTTGTTTTGCAATCCCATCCTTTACTCTTAGCCATTCTATAAGCAGAGGATTGGCTGACCGAAAAGCTCTTCTGGATGCCTTCGATAGTTAGCTCTCTGCACTCCATAATCATCTCACTTCGCAATGTTGAAGTTTGCTTCTCTTAATTTTCTTTGTTACTTTGCCTATTTCAGCTAATTCAGGCTGCAATTTTTGTAACAATTCTTCTCCTCGACTCATTCCCATCTCTCCATTTAGAAAATAATCGAGAGTCCTTCGGGAAATACTCATCTCATTGGCTAACGCTATTGTAGTAAGGCGTTTAAGTGCCATTGCCGCTTTCATCTCGGCTGGTGTGTAAGGTGATCTCACCGGAACCTCCTGTTTTTTTTTGTTGACATGCTTCGCAATGTTGCAAACCATGTCACTTGCAGGTCTATGAAATTATTTACCTGCGAAGTTGTCAAGGACAAACTGCCAACACTCGCAGTTCCTTGCAATAGCGAAATTTAGCTCCACAGAGGGCTAAAAAGGAGATCAAAATGGATATGAAAGACAGGCTCGTAGCCTTCATAAATGTGCTTGGGATAAAGAAATCCGAGTTTGCCAGAGCTATTGAAGTGACACAGAGCAATGTTTCTGATTGGGTAAACCGAACCAAGCCAAGTAAACCTTCACCACCTGCGATGGCTCGTATTAATGAAGTTTTTGGGTTGAATCTCAACTGGTTGATCACCGGAAAAGGCGAAATGTTCATTCCGGGTGCAGATGGAAAATTGAATCAGGATGGCAAAAAGAAAAATCTGGAAGAGTTATCCGGAAATGGATCTGTATTTCAATATCGAATCAATCCTTTTGAGAACAGAATCGTTACATTTCCCATCTATGGAGAGATAGCTGCCGGAGAACCTGTTAAGAATAACGATATCGAGCCGATGAAGTATATTGAGATTCCCAGAGCCTACTTATCCGATAAAGAAAAAACTTATTGCGCACTTAGGGTATTGGGAAATAGTATGTCTCCCAGAATTTCCGATGGCGATATTGTGGTTATACATGAATCAGCGGATATTCATAACTTAAATGGAAAAATATGTGCCTGCCAGACACCGGATGGTATCACACTCAAGAAACTACAGCTTGATGAAGAGAAAAAGCGAGTTCTTCTAAGACCGTTGAATCAGGAGTATGATGTTATTGTTTTAGAGGAATACGAACTGGAGACCTTTAGAATACTCGGTGAGATGGCTTTGTTGTTTAGGGTGGTGTAATAAGGAGTTGCCGTGAAAAAGAAAGAAGAAATTATAATTGATGGCATTAGATATTGGGATATTGAAGAACAAACTATTATAAAACATCAAGTAGTACAAGACTATATTGATGTGTGGATTAAAATTCTCGGTAAATATAATACGCTTTCAGTTTTTGACTGTTATGGGGGGAATGGGATTTACCTGGATAGCAACAAACAGACTTACTTTGGATCTCCAATCTTGATCTTAAATAAAATAGAAGAAAATTCAAATAATTTGGGAAGAAGTACTAATTTGGTTATTATTGAGAAAAAAAAGAGAACCTATGAAAATTTAAATGCTGTAATTGAAAAAGAAGGTTATAAAGATAAGTGCAAATTGATAAATGCTGATTTTAATGACATAGCTAAAGAAGTAATTATTCGTGAATCATCCTCAGCAAATTTATTCTTTATTGATCCTTTTGGTTATGATGTCGATTGTGATAATATTAAAGAAATTATGAGTTTGGATAAAACTGAGATAATTCTCAACTTTATGTTTAATGGTATTAACAGAGGAATTTCAGTTCAAAGTGTTGATAATACTTCAACTAAGTTATTTGGTTGTGAAGATTGGAAACAATTTACTTCTATGACTGGAGCTGATAGAGAAAATGGAATTGTATCTTTGTATAGGGATCAATGTAAAAAAATAGCCCAATATGTTTTCCCATACCGATTGAGATTTCCTACTAAAGATAGATCTTATTACTATTTGTTTCATTTAACCAACAATGCAAAAGGTGCATCGATAATGAAAACATGCTTTGCAAAATACAATAATGGTAGAGTAGAATATTTAGGTAAATTGAGGAATCAACTTTCCATATTTGATTTAATGAAAGATCAAGATATTGAGCAGTATTTGATCAGTGAATTTCAAGGACAAACTATTAGTTTCCAAGATATAATATCACAAATTATTGATTCATGTCCATTCACAGAACCAGAAATTAGAGCTACATTAAAGAATATGAAAAAAGATGGAAAAGTCACGATTGAGCATATTACAACTATAAGAGGTCTTAACGGTCTCGATAGCATAACTTTTAAGAGTTAATCATGAAAAAGATCATAAGAAAGTCCATGTTGTATAAAACTGGTGTTGAATATGGCGATTATACTATTAACCATGCTCTTGGTTGTGCTCATGGATGTCTATACCCATGCTATGCTTTTATGATGGCACGCAGATTTGGTAGAGTCAAAAACTATAAAGAGTGGATACAGCCTGCTATTGTAGAAAATGCAATATCGCTATTAGAAAAGGAAATACCAAAATATAAAAATGATATTAAGTCAGTTCATTTATCATTTACTACTGATCCTTTCATGAAAGGTTTTCCAGAAATTACAGATTTAACCTTAGAAATAATATCCCTTTTAAATAAGCATAATATTAAAGTAACAGCATTAACTAAAAGTATATTACCTGAAAAACTAATGGATTTTTCAAAGAGTAATGAGTATGGAATTACTCTGATTTCCCTGAATGAAGATTTTAGAAAGCAGATGGAACCATTTGCTGCAGATTATGGTAATAGAATTAAAAGCCTTAAGAAGCTTCACGATAATGGATTTAAGACGTGGGTAAGTATTGAGCCATATCCTACTCCCAACATTATCCAGCAAGACTATAAAGAAATATTAGAATCTATTTCATTTGTAGATCGCATAATATTTGGAAGACTTCACTATAATAGCTTGGTTTCAAAATATAAAGGATATCAATCATTCTATAATGAATTATCTACACAGACTATTGATTTCTGTGAAGCAAATAGTATTGATTGCCATATAAAAGAAAAAACTCAAAAATTTGAATAGCTTTATCTTTATTTAATTACAATAAGTTAGTTCCTGATGTTACCCAATATTTTTCATAATTCACTCTTATATATAGAGGAGGAATTATGCGAATAATCACGATTAAGGTAGCAGAAACCAATAATGGAGAACATGCCAAGATCGATGTTTCTCATTCTTCAATAGGGAAACATTCACGCCTTGAACTTGAAACAATAAAAATTCTAAACGAATTCGTATTTATGAAAGTTGATGAATTATCAAGTCCCCAAGATCAAAAACTGCTTTCGGAGTATCAGTTTCAACAAAATGAAGTAGTCAATTAAAGAAGCGAATTTTCGATCGTTTTTTCACCGTTTTTTCATTTTGCCCTGAAAAACCGTTTTTTCAGAAAGTGAAAAAGCGTAAAAGCGTAAAAACGGTATGGTTGTGCAGCGTTTTACTCATCCCTAAACGAGCAAGCATTTGATAAACCTAATAGATAAAGGCAATTAGGAGACACAGAAGCTCCCTTAAAAGACCGCAAAGGTGGATTCGTTCTGATAAGGAACTACCTGAAAAGACCGCTAATGGCAGATTTGAAAAAACGACTGAAAAAGCGAGTTATCAACCTAATAATAAAAGAGATACCGAATCGGGTAATCGTTTTATCAGGTGGCAGGTTTGGGTGTCACTTTTTAAAGAGTGGTACTCTGGAAGCATCCAAGCAAGATATCATCGTCACCGAGAGGATAAGAGACTGTAGCGCTATCTTCAGCATCGAGCTCATCGACCATATTATCGTCACAGACAGCGAAACAACATTCC